TGAAGCTGGGCGAGGCCAAGTTCTCCCGCGGCGAGGTGCTCGCGGTGGGCCCAGGCAAGAAGGGCGAGGACGGCCGCTACACGCCCTGGGGGACCAAGGTGGGCGACGTGATCCAGTTCACGGACGTCTGCAAATACCCCACGTTCTACGAGGAGGGCCAGAAGCTCCTCATCCTGCAGGAGGCGGACGTGTGCCTCGTGGAGGAGCGCGAAAATGCCGCTGCTTAAGTCGGTGACTCCCAAGGCGCGGGCGGCGAACATCAAGCGCGAGATCGCCGCGGGCAAGCCGCCCAAGCAGGCTGTCGCGATCGGCTACGCAGTGCAGCGCGAGGCGAAGAAGGCGAAGAAGCGATGATTCGCTTCCCAGAGCGCTTCCACGCGAGCGAGACGCCGAATGCGAAGAACATCGGCGTGGAGCCCAACTACCTCGAAGACGAGCGGGCGCGGCGCTCTCGGCAAGTGCAGCACGTTCCCGGCCCCCGGCACACCCCGCACTTCGATTTCACCGCGCTCTCGGCTGCCCTCAAGTGAGCATGACGCCGGAGCAGCTCGAAACGCTCAAGGCGCACGCCTTCAAGCCGGGTGTGTCCGGCAATCCGGGCGGTCGTCCGATCGGCGCTCGCAACCGGCTGCAGGGCCGGTTCATGAACGCTCTCGCGGACGATTTCGAGGAACACGGCAAGAGCGCCATCCAACGCTGCCGCGAGGAAGATCCCGCCGCGTACCTGCGCGCGATCGTCGCCCTCATGCCGAAAGAGCTGGAGATCACGAAGCCGCTCGATGACCTTTCCGACGATGAGCTCAACGCAGCCCTCGCTACCGTGCGCGCCATCTGCGCTGCTCGCGCTCCTGGAGCGGGAGAAGGCGCAGCGCAAGGCGTTCAACCGGCTGCGGACATACCTCCCGTACCAGAAGCAGGCTGACTTCCATGCCGCGGGCGCCCACTTCCGCGAACGCCTGCTCATGGCCGGGAACCAGCTCGGCAAGACGCTCTGCGCCGGCGCCGAGGTGGCGATCCACGCGACCGGCCGCTATCCCGACTGGTGGACCGGAAAGGTGCTGGACCGGCCCGGCTCGATGTGGGTGGCCGGCGTCACCGGGGAGTCGACCCGCGACAACCCCCAGCGCATCCTCTACGGCGGCCTGGGCGCTCCCGGGACGGGCATGGTGCCCAAGGATGCCATCAAGGATCGCACGACCCGCCGTGGGCTCGCTGACGCGCTGGACACGCTCATCGTGCGCCATGGCGGCGGCGGCGACGTTCAGGCGGGCGAGACCCTCATCGGCTTCAAGTCCTACGACCAGGGGCGGGAGAAGTGGCAGGGGCCGACCCTTCTCCTGGTGTGGTTCGACGAGGAGCCGCCCCCGGACATCTACACGGAGGGCCTCACGCGGACCAACGTCGCGATGGGTCCGGTGCTCCTCACGTTCACCCCGCTCCTCGGCATGTCCGCCGTGGTCCGGCGCTTCCTCATCGAGAAGGTGGGGGGCTCGCACGTGACGCAGATGACGATCGACGACGCGCTGCACTACACGCCCGAGCAGCGCGCGGCCATCATCGCCTCCTATCCGGCGCACGAGCGAGAGGCGCGCGCTCGAGGCGTCCCGACCATGGGCTCCGGCCGCGTGTACCCGATCGAGGAGGAGTTCATCAAGGTGGCGCCGTTCGAGATCCCGGCCCACTGGCCGCAGATATGCGGGATTGACTTCGGGTGGGATCACCCGAGCGCCGGGGTGCGCCTCGCGTGGGACCGCGACAACGACGTGATCTACGTGACGGCCGCCCACCGGGCGCGCGAGCAAACGCCGCTCATGTTCGCCGGGGCGGTGAAGGCGTGGGGCGAATGGCTCCGCTGGGCGTGGCCACATGACGGCCTGCAGCACGACAAGGGGAGCGGCGAGCAGCTCGCCCACCAATACACGGCCCAGGGCTTGGGCATGCTCCCCGAGCGCGCGACGTTCGAGGACGGGAGCAACGGGCTCGAGGCGGGCGTGACCGACATGCTCGACCGGATGCAGACCGGGCGCCTCAGGGTGTTCTCGCACCTGACCGAATGGTTCGAGGAGTTCCGGCTCTATCACCGGAAGGATGGCCTCATTGTGAAGCTGAACGATGACCTCCTCTCGGCCACGCGCTACGGGGTCATGATGCGGCGCTTCGCGACGGTGAAGGCGAAGAAGGCGCAGCGCGTCTTCGACGAGCCGGGCGGGTGGATGGGATGAGCGCCGAACGCGATCCGCTGGACGCCGAGCTGGAGCTCCTGCGCATCTTCTACGCCTGCTGGGTGGGGCTGCACACGATCCCGCGCACGCTCGGCAACCGCCGGAAGCAGGAGGAGGCCGCGCAACGCCTGGTCGACGCCGCCAATGGCCTGCGCAACTTCTACCAATCCGGGCACGCGATCCCTCCCGAGGAGGCGGTGCTCAATGGCTGACCACGCCGCGCTGCGCGATGCGCTGTGGGAGGCACTTGAGGCCGAGCCCAAGCCCGTCACGGGCGAGCGCGTCACGCAGCTCGCGCGCTCGACGCTCCCCGGGCTCGAGGCGCAACAGTTCGACGATTGGTTCACGAAACACGGCGATCGTCTCCTGGAGAAGCTCAATGTCGAAACCCGCTGAGGTCGTGGACTTCGTTCGCGGCGTGCAGGACGTGGACGGGCACAACCGCACCCAAGGGCTCTCGGACCTGCAGTTCAGCTTCGGGGACCAGTGGCCCGCCGACGAGGTGAACTCGCGGAAGCTGCAGAAGCGGCCAATCCTCACGATCAACGAGACCGACGCCTCGATTCGGATGGTCACGAACCAGATTCGCCAGCAGCGCCCGCGGATCAAGGCGCACCCGATCGACAGCGGCGCCGACGTGAAGATCGCGGACATCATCACCGGCCTCACCAGGCACGTCGAGGTCAACTCCGACGCGCCGAACGCCTACGACACGGCGAGCGAGTTCATGGTTCGGATGGGCTGGGGGTACTGGCGGCTTCGCAATGACTTTGTGCGCGAGGACTCGTTCGACCAGGACATTTTCGTGGACCCCATCATCAACCCGTTCGGGGTCTACTTCGACACGAACAGCACGCTCCCGGACGGCTCCGACGCGGAGAAGTGCGCGTTGACCGAGCGTATCCCGCTCGTCGCCTTCAGACGGCAATATCCAGGCGCGCAGACGGGCGGGTTCGTGCAGAGCGGGACGGGCGACATCACCGCCGATTGGCTCACGAAGGACGACATCCGGCTAGCCGAGTTCTACTACATGGAGCGCGTGGCCTCGCGGCTCGTGAAGCTCTCGGACGGGCGCGCGGTGTGGGAAGACCGGGTTCCCACCAAGGAGCTATTGAAGCTCGCGAAACTTGAGATCGTCGGCACGCGGGACAGCTACAAGCGCGTGGTGAAGTGGTGCAAGGTCTCGGCCCTCGAAACGCTCGACGAGAAGGTGATCCCGGGGCGTTTCATCCCCGTGGTGCCCTGCTATGGCGCGCAGCTCCTCGTGAAGGGGCGGCTCGAACGCTTCGGCATGGTCCGCTTCGCGCGCGATCCGCAGCAGATGGTGAACTTCTGGCAGACCTGCATCACCGAGACGGTGGCGCTCGCGCCGAAGGCCAAGTGGGTCATGGCCGATGGGCAGGACGAGGGCTACGAGCAGGAATGGCAGAAGGCGAACAATTCCGCGCTCCCGATCCTGCACTACAAGATCAAGAGCAACGGGGGCCAGCCGGTGGGGCCTCCGAACCGCATCCAGCCCGAGCCGCCGCCCGAGGGCGCCATGATGGCCGCCATGGGTGCCTCGCAGAACTTGATGCGCGTCCTGGGCATCTACGACCCGGCCGTGCGGGGCGGGGCGCAGCGGAAAAGCGACAAGACGATCAACGCCGAGTCGCAGCAGACCGAGATTTCCAACTTCCACTTCTACGACAACCTCACGCGCTCGATCAAGCATACGGGCCGGATCATCCTCAACTGGATCCCGGAGATTTTCGCTACACCCGACCGCGTGCAGCGCATCATCGGCGCAGATGGGCGCGCCAAGCTCGTGACGCTGAACGAGAAGAGCGCGATCGGCAAGGTGCTGAACGATGTGACGGTGGGCACCTACGACGTGGAAATGGAGACCGGCCCCGGCTACAACAGTCGCCGACAGGAGGCGCTCGCGACCGTCACCGAGCTCATGGGGACGCCGCTGGGCGAGAAGATCGCGCAAGTGGCCGACGACGTGATCGTGCGGATGATGGACGCGCCCGGCATGGACGTGGTGGCCGACCGCCTCGCCGCGGCCAACCCGCTCGCGAACATCGACGAGACGAGCGACGTTCCGCCGCAGGCGCAGATGATGATAAAGGGCCTGCAGGATCGCCTCAACAAGGCGATGCAGGCGCTTCAGCAGGCGGGGATCGAGCTGAAGTTCGGGATCGAGAAAGAGAAGGTACGGCAGGCCGGTGAGACGCAGCGCACGCTCATGGTACAGACCACCAAGGCACACGACATCGAGAACGTGACTGCCACGCGCCGGCACGATATCGAGACGCGCGCCGTGACCTCGCAGAACGTCGAGGAAATCAAGGGTATCGTGGCGCTCCTCGTGAAGCACATCGATACTGCCCAGCTCGAGCGCGAGATCGCGGCTAGGAACGAGGAACAGGCCCGCCAGGCGGCGACCGGCGAAGCCCCGGTGACGACCCCTTGACAAGTAATTCCGGGCCTACCTACGGTCCCCTCCCATGAACTTCCTTTCGTCCGCTGCGAATGGGCAATTCAGCGGATGTCTTTTGCCCGCGATCGCTGGCACCTCGATTTTCGGTGGTGAGCTGTGAACGCCGTTGTCCTGACAAGCGAGAACTCCGAGGCGTTTTACGCCGGGAAACTCGGCCTTGCCGCACCTGAGCCCGCCGCGGCTCCCGACACGCCCGAAGGGGCTGCGGGAGAGCCGGCGAAGGAGTCGGGGACGCAGGCCAAGACGGCAACCACGGAGCCCGATGCGGACGAGCAGCAGGACTCCCAGCACCCCGATCCCGAGAAGCGGCACAAGCTCAACCTCCGATTTTCCGAGCTGTCGAAGGCCCGCAAGGCTGCAGAGGAAAAGGCCGCCAAGGCCGAATCCGATGCGAAAGCCGCGCGCGAGGCCTGCGAGTTGGCGGAACGTGAGGCACAGGAGCTTCGCGCGAAGTACGAGCCCCCCAAGCCGGACGAGCTTGGCCCGAAACCCGCACGCGCGCAGTTCGCGAACGATGAAGAGTTCGCACTCGCGCTCGAGGATTGGGCCGGCGAGAAGGCAATCCGTGAGCGGGACCAGAAGGACGCCCAGGCGAAGATCGAGCGGCAGTGGAACGAGAGGCAGACGGCCACGAAGGCCAGCCTCCCCGACTACGATGCCGTTCTCGCCGCCGGCGCGAACCTGATGGTTTCGAACGAGGTCCGCGACGCCATCCTCGATAGCGAGGACGGCCCGGGGATCTTGTACCACCTC